AGCCGGACCAACTACCGAGCGGCAATCGCTACGGTTCTCAACGAGGCTTTCGCAAAGTAATTAGGTAATGCTCAAGGTTTCTCTATTCGCTATAACCGTAATCATCTGGATGCTCTCCGCTTACTACTTCGATTTATCTAAACGATAGGAAACAACTGCTATGAAACTCAACGTGAAAACCGTTGTGGTGGATTCGTTCGCCCCGAATATTATCGAAAAGACCATACCAGACCTCGAAGCCCATTGCGGTTCCTGGGTAATCACGCGGACTTCTACAGGCGCCGTTATTTTCGAGACGTTTTCCCGTGAGGTGGCCTTAAAGGTCAACCAAGCCAAGTACACAGTACAGACAGCCGCTCAGTACCTCGGGAGCCTTAACGCACCCAAGCGGCCCTTTGCGTAACCATCATTGGAGTATTGAAGTAATGACACACGTTCTATCGAAAGCAGTAACCGCAATCCCAAGTATGGACAAGTACGCAAAATCGCTACGGAAGCGCCTGGATGTGCTCAAAGAAATGGCCGATTACGCAGAGAGTGTAAACCCAATTTCAAATGCAGACCATGCACTTGGTAGCGATTGGTGGGAGGCACTTAGGCTGATCACTGTGCATGCGCCGGGCGTCTATTCGTTCCCGTACCTGTCCCCTGAGTTCTGCAAGGACCTCATGCTTGAGCTTGATTGCATGGACTACGTGGTTAACGACGCGGAACCGGAAGAGGCGCAAATCCCTGAGCTGGTCTTTAAGAACCACTGCCTATCTCTTCACGAGTGCTTGCGTTCTCTTTGGTATGACGCCGGGGTAACTCTCGCCAAAGTTTTGTTCGGCCAGGACCCACAGAACCTGCGTGTGATTCAGGCCGCTAAGTACACCCCGGAGAATACACCGCGTGGTCATTGGCATACAGATGCCGATTCCGATGTGACTATGGTTGTTGCTCTAACTAACGGCCACGTAGGCGGGGGCACTATGGTCCATCTTGGGCCGTTCTCTCCACATATCGAGGTGCCTCAACTTCCTGTTGGTCACGCAATGTTCTTCAACGGTAAATCCATGCGCCATTACGGATTGCCCGTAACGAGTGGTGAAAGAAATCTCTTGGTTCACTGGAGTGAAGTTAAATGATATCTCAGGGCCAGCATGCACGCAACTATAAAGAGATTTCTTTCAATGCTGTAGTGCCTGGGAAAGAAGGACTCGTGAAGACCTCATTTAAAACTGGGTGGGGACCGTGTGGCCGCTGGGTTAGGAACATTGAGGTCTCGATTAGTTTGGCCGCTGTGGAGATCCGCCAGGAATCCTACGAAGCCGAGCTAAATACACACCCAGCGGTCTGGAAGAGTCGGGACGTGGTGCAGGTGACCATCTGTCCAGACCACGAAGCTATCCGCAAGACCAGGGAAATCAAGCGTTTCGTGTACAAGCTCGAAGACATCGCGGGGAGGATTACGGCCATCGAGGCATGACCTTCCAGCAAAAACCCTCACTGTTAGCAGAGACCTCCCTGAGCCTCCCTTAGAGACTCTTTAAGACAATCACAAAGACATCTTAGAGATACCTCTAAGGGCCCTCTACGCCCTCACTTCAGTAATTAATCACAACTAACCCACCAACAACTTATTGGGCTCCTAAAGAGCATCCAAGGGATAACTATGTCCGTAATAAGCCAAATTCAGGTAACTAAGAACAACTTCGATGATATGTCCGATGAATCGACCTGGGCCTTTAAGACCCTCTCGGAGATGTACGGTCCTGAACTTGCAGCTACACAACTGAGCCTTGAGCACGAGGCTTATACACTCGGTGAAGAGCGCTTTGAGAAGCAATTGTCCCGTCAAGCCCAGCGTGGGGAGTTTGCAGATAACGTAACGGCTAAGCCTGTTGTTGCCCACTTGGTCCCTAAGCTTCTCACAGCATACGAGGCGTGGCTTGATCATCAAGAGACCAAAGTGCGCCGTAAGCATGTTGGTCTAACTTACTTTCGTCAGATGAACCCGGAGTCCGTCGCCGCGATTACCGTGAAGATAGTTCTTGCTGACATGGCGAAACCTGGGGCCGTGACTGTTCAGGCCCTTGCTGTCCGTATTGGTGTGGCCCTTGAAGAAGAGGCGCGCTATGGCCGTATCAGGACCCAAGAGGCTGCGCACTTCAGTAAGCACGTTCACAAAGCTCTCAATAAACGCAACGGCCATACCTACAAAGTGAAGTTCATGGAGCGGGTAGAGGCCCATATGCGAGAGGCTGAACAACTGGCCGACGCCTGGGTTAAGTGGGACACCCTGGATAACGATGTCACCTACCACATGGGTATCCGCCTCATTGAGTTGCTCATTGAGTCCACTCAGTTGGTCGAGATGAAACGTGAGTTCGCTGGGATCAAGTCCCGTGATGGTGAATACATCTATCTGCACCCCGAGTGGGCCGCGAAGCTGTGCGAGCGTGCAAGCAGCATTGCAGGCGTGTCCCCGATGTTCCAACCGATGATTGTTCCGCCTCGTGAGTGGTCGACAATGGTCGGCGGTGGCTACTGGGCGAAAGGGCGCAAGCCAATCCCGTTCATCCGTGTGCGCTCTAAGCGCGCCCTGACCCGTTACCGCGATGTCTACATGCCAGAAGTCTACAAGGCCGTTAACTTGGCCCAACAGACAGCATGGAGCATCAATAAGCGGGTGCTCGAAGTTGCCAATACGATCATGGAGTGGAAACACGTTCCTATCGATGGCTTCCCGCTGCCTGAAAAAGAGGAACTCCCAGTCCAACCTGAGGGAATGGCCGAAGACGCTGAGTTGCTGAAGGGCTGGAAGAAAGAAGCCGCCCAGGTGTACCGCAAGGATAAAGCGCGAGTGTCTCGGCGCCTGGGCTACGAGTTTGCCCTCTCGCAAGCCAACAAGTTTGCAGACTTCGAGGCGATTTACTTTCCGTACAACCTTGATTGGCGTGGTCGGGTCTATGCGATCCCTGCGTTTAACCCTCAAGGGAACGATATGACCAAAGGGCTCTTACAGGCTTCCATTGCGGAACCTGTGGGAGAAGAGGGCATTGAATGGCTGATGATTCACGGCGCGAACTGCGCAGGTGTCGATAAGGTCGACTTCGATCAACGTAAACGATGGGTGAAAGACAATGAAGAACTTATCCTCGGTTGTGCTGCCGATCCTCTCAACAACACCGAATGGGCCTCAATGGACTCCCCGTTCTGTTTCCTGGCCTTCTGCTTTGAGTGGGCTGGTGTTAAAGCTGAGGGCCCTAACTGGTGCAGCGCCTTACCCATTGCTTTTGACGGTAGCTGCTCGGGAATACAACACTTTTCCGCAATGCTTCGTGATGAGCGCGGTGGGCGGGCTGTTAACTTGGTCCCATCCGAAACCGTGCAGGATATCTACAAACTTGTCGCTGACCGAGTTAACGAAGCACTGGCGCGGGACCTTGCAGAAGGCTCGGACGACTCAACAGAAACCGTAACAAACAAGAAGACCGGAGAGATAACCGAGAAGCGTGTGCTTGGCTCCCGGACTATGGCAATTGGCTGGACTGGGTACGGTGTCACCCGCTCGGTAACTAAGCGATCCGTTATGACCCTGGCCTATGGCTCGAAGGCGTTCGGATTCTCTGAGCAACTTATCGACGACATCATTACCCCAGCGATGGACAGGGGTGTGGGTCAAGGTTTCTTCGCGAACGTCCCACAATGCGCCCGTTATATGGCGAACCTCATATGGGAGGCTGTGGGTCAGGTGGTGGTCAAGGCCGTTGAGGCAATGCAGTGGCTCCAGACATCCGCAAAGTTGCTCGCGAAGGAAGTGCTCGATAAGAAAACCGGCGACATCCTCAAGCCGTGCATGCCTGTGTTCTGGGTGACACCTGACGGGTTCCCAGTGTGGCAAGAGTACATGAAGCCTGTGCAGCGTCGTATTGACCTGATGTTCCTGGGAACTATCCGGCTCCAATCGACCGTGAACGTTCGTGATAGCAATGTCATTGATGGTCTTAAGCAGCAATCGGGCATCTCGCCGAACTTCGTACACAGCCAGGACGGTAGCCATCTGCGGAAAACCGTAGTGAAGGCCTATGAGGCTTACGGTGTGGATTTTTTCAGTCTTATCCATGACAGCTTTGGGACTATCCCTGCGAAAGCGGGGGCAATGTTCCGGGCCGTTCGGGAAACAATGGTCGAGACCTACGCGGACACTAACGTCCTGGCTGACTTCAGGGATCAGTTCCTTGACCAGCTCCACGAGACCCAGCTTGAAGATATGCCAGAAGTCCCTGAACAGGGGACCTTGGATATCCACCAGATACTCAAGTCCGACTTCGCTTTCGCATAGCACCCACCTGGGCGTCTTCATGGCGCCCTTTTGCTTTCGATTTAAAAACCCTCACTCGTAGGAACACCCATTCCGAGCCCATTCGGGTTTCGAGAATTTAAAAACCCTCACTGTTAGCAACACCTACCGAATCCCTTTTTTGGAGAACTTTTGATGAACGCTGCAATGACCTTTGAAAAGAACGCCCGTAAAGAACGCCGCAACGCGGAAGAGATGGAAGCCATCCGGGCGAAGAAAGGTAAGCGTAACAAGACCCAACGTGGTGGCCGTACTGAATGGGAGGCCGCTGAATGAGCAAGGTAGAAGCCGTAATCCTGGCAACTAACCCACACCGTCCTGTCGATTACAACGAGGCGCAGTTACAAGCGGTTCTCAATGAGAGTTACTTGATCGCGGACAAGAAAGAGGATGGGGTCCGTTTGAATCTTGTTGTGGACGGTAGCGTGGGTCAGTGCGACTGGTTGAGCCGGGAGGGCAAACACTTCCCACGGTTTAAAGCGCGCCAGCCCCTGACGCTATCGGACCGCTGGTTGCAGTTCTTCGATAAGTTCGGCGACGGTGCTTTGTTCCCTGAGGGGTTCATGCTGGACGCAGAGCTTCGTATCGACGACTTGCCATGTAAGACAATTTCGGGCGAATTGCGGAAGGACCCTGCGAAGCGTGGGGAACTCGCCTTGAGCCGCTTGAAGGTGTTCGTGTTTGGCATCGTGCCAATCGAGGCCGTCCGATCCGGTGAGACCTACGAGGTCCCGCACAGCGTTATGAAGTACCACATTGAGTACCAAGTGGCGCTGTTGCAAAAGCGGTTCCCTGAGATTGCCTGGAGCGTCGTTGAGTCCATCGACGTGTTCAGCCTGGGCGAGCTACACGCCTTCTACGAGAAGGTCCGGGCGGATGGCGGTGAGGGTGTTGTCGGCAAGGACCCTAACGGGTTCTACAAGCGATCCAAGCAAACTGGGATGTGGAAGGTTGTTCCCGATGAGTTCGAAGACGGCAAGGTCGTTGGTTTGGTCTGGGGCACTGAAGGCAAGGCCAATGAAGGCAAGGTGATTGGCTTCGAGGTTCTCCTTGAGTCCGGCCATGTGGTCAATGCCTGCAAGATCACTCAGGCGCAAATGGAAGAGTTCACCGCGAAGGTGCATGACGCCATCCTTGAGGCAAGCGACTCTTCAGCGAACCCGTATGACGGCTGGACCTGCCGCGTCACCTTCATGGAACGCTACGAAAACGGCTCGCTCCGTCACCCATCCTTTGATTCTTTCCGGGGCATCTCGGACCCGATGATTAAGGAATAGGGCGCTGTGCGATCTGGTCTATTTCGTCTCGGTAGCGCGCGACCTCAGATATATAGCGTAGAGCCTCCCGCACCTCTGACCTAAGGGCTTCGTCAGGCAACTGGAGCAGCCGTAAGGCCTCTTCGGCAATAGCCTCAAGGGCCGCAATATCATCCTCTTCTCGCATGTTGGAACCCTCCAGGTTTCTGCAATTCATACACCCATTCCCTGAGTTCGACAAGACCTAAACGAGCCTCACTGACTTAACGGTCGGCGGGGCTTTGTTGTTTCTGGTCGATTAAAAACCCTCACTGTTAGCAACACCCATCAAAAACCATAAGGAGACTTAATGGAAACTTTCCTGCATCACAACAAAGGCGTTAAAGCCCTAAGTTATACCGTCCGTGTCAATCGCGAAATTCGCAAGGTCTACAAGGCCCCTGCCAACAAGGTGTTGATNACAAGGTGTTGATCAATGACACTTCCAAGGAAAGCTTTCTGCTGACTAAGGGGCTCTTCGAGACCGCCCGTAAGTTGGGCCGTTTGAAACTTGTTCCGTATATCGGCAACTGGCCGCGCTGTGCGTTGGTCGTTAAGCGCATGAAGGAGATCTTCAATGACTGATGTGGTCTCGGGTCAGAAATTCGACCAAGACAAAGAGCGCCCAACGCTG